AATACTTGGCGAAAAGTCTATGTCCGTTTTTGATTCGTTCATAATGTGCTTTTTTTCCATCTTCGTCAACCCAATAAGCTGGCTTGCTTGGGTCTTTCTGATGGTTTAATTTAAGTGACTTCATACCCTTATTATCAAGAGTTTCATCACCAGTACCTACAAAGGTCATTTCAAGTTGATCAGAATTGTGGTCAAAAATGCGATCACCATGATCATGATCAGTGCATTGTTCGAATGCCCAAATCATTTCGCCTAGCACATATTCCCAGCGAAGATGATGATTGTCATCTGTATCCCATTCATTTTCTTTAGGACCAGCAGCAGTTGACTTGATATGATCAGGAACATCCTCATCATCAACATTTGGAGAGCCGTGCATTTGTTCTTTAAGTTTGACAAGAACAGGATGAATGATCATTGCAAGTGTATGATCAGCAGACCACACATCATAATTATCAATACGAATATCGATCTTGCGATTACGGTTATTAGACCAGCGGTTCAATGGACGAACAAAGTTTTCCAGATTGTCAAGAAATCCATATACAAACTTGTCGATACGATCATAATCATCTTCATCACGATGATAAGTCTTATGTCGCCAGCTAGTATATGAAATTTCCCAACGACGAATTGGAATTAAGTCTCTTGAGTAAGGTCCAATGTTAACACGCATTATCTATCCTTATAATGTTCATATGCCTTCTTTGCACCAATGAATGCAAGTCCAGTAACACCAAATACAGCAAAAAATGCTACTCGTTTACCCCATTTAATACCTTCTGACTTTAGATTTTCTTTATCCATTGTCTTCAAACCTATGGACATAGTTTTCCATTACATAGTTATCATCGAAACGACCAACTAGGTATGGGTGATCTTTAAAGTATAGAACGGGGATTTCTTCGTCTGTGATTTCACGGCAACTAAAGATATTTTCATCAATATGATCTTGACTGAATTCAATAGGCTCATTCATTACAACACTATCCTTAGCAAGGTCCATGTTATCACAATCAACCACATAACGAATACGATGCATTACAACAGTTTCAACTAGATACTTTGGCATATTCATTTCCTCATTATAAATGGCGCTCCCGGAGGGACTCGAACCCCCATACTCCAATTACAGCGTTAACGACCGCTTAGAAGGCGGGGCTGATACGGGAGCGTGTGACAAATCATTTAGCGTTTCGTTCCAGATTTGTCAAGAACTTTTTTATCCGATACGATTCAATCTATGCAAAAGATTTGAGATGTGACGCTGTTCTTCTGTAGTAAGATCATTGGCTACGTCTATAAAAAACATCAATGCATCTTTGATAATCTTAACATCAGCAGGAGCAAACGTGCCACCCCTTGCTTCCTTTGGTGTATTATCTACCATAACAAAATACTCCTATTACTTCTTCTTACCAATATTATACTTTGGTGTCAAGTGCCATTCGCTCTTTTCTTTGTGCGAAAGAATTTTAATCTGATTCATAGGAGCAAGAATGTCTGCTTGTTTTTCATCAACTATCTTAAGCAATCCCCATTCTTGTAGCAGATTTGCAATCGTATTTCTACGACCTTTATCTTCATCACAAAAATTAGCTGGCTTACCATCAAGAGCGAACATTTCTTTGAAATGAACAATATAAAATCTTCCCTGCTTATGCAGGATATGACATGACTGATATAGCGTCTTATCTTTACGTGATGCAATTCCGATACGAGTGAGCGTTTCTCTAACCTTTAGGAAATCGTCTTCCTCGCCTAACTTTACCTCTAAAAGAGTATCAACAATATTTCCCATAGTTATCCACCTTTATTCAACCTTCTTTTTATTTCATTTATTTGTTGCGGTGAAAGTAAGGATACGGCGGTTTCAGCTTTGGATGTACTGTACTTGTAATACTCTTTTACTGCCTCAATATCACTATCTTCCTGTTTCTTCACCCATTTCGAAAATCTCTTTTTGGGCCTGATACTATTTATAAGATAATGAAATTGTAGTTTATTATCAATATGGTTTAACATATTCATTTCGTTTGCATAAAGCAAGGTGTCTGGGAAATATGATAGAGACTTATTGGTTAGATATGAGTTATAACCAGCTTCTGCCAACTCGTCGTTTTCAGTGCCTGTCATCATATCGTTCTTACCGTATGTGATAGCGGTCACATAATCAAATGGATTACTCATCTAACATCCTTTTGGATTGCTCAATGAAGTAGTCAGTTAATCCATCTACTTCATCAAAACGTTTTTGAACCTGAAGACGAATGGGTTCAATCTTATGGTCAAGCTTACGCCTTTCACGCATTAGGATCAATAGGTCTTTTACGAGATTTTCATCTTCATACGTCATCATCTAGGAGTTTTCCATTTTTTTCAAGTATATTGTGAGACTGCTCCATGACGTATGTGCACTTAGGACATACGTCATGGATTTCCAATACGCCTTCAGCAGTATCTATCTGGAATGTCGTTGTCTTGTGCTTAGAATCAATTACACTATCACACAAAGGACATTTCTTACGATTCCACCAACTCATAGATACTCCAATTCTACCATCATTTCAGTCAGACATGCCATCAAATTGATTTCATGATCAGCAACGAATGCAGCCTGATACTGGTATTTAGAAAGGATTAAAACCAATTGCGGAACAGAATTCTTTACAACATGGTCACTGGCAGTATCATACAATGTGCGGAAGATAGCAACACTATCGGTATCAGAATTCTCTGCAACCCACTTACGAGCATTCGTGAATTCCTTGTCCTTTAGAAAGCCAATGAGAGCTTTGATAGACGTTTCCTTGAGATTAGCAAGGATACCGCTATCAATACGTCCTGTGGCACTATAACGCTGCAATTCATTAAGAACACGTCTCCAATCAGGATGGTGCTTCTTAATCAACTCAGCAACAACAGCCTTGTCATATTCAATTCCTTCTTCTTCAAGGATTGCACAAGAACGCTTCATCATTTGCTTAGCAAGATCAGGAAGTTCCTTCTTAGGAATCTTGAAGTCAATAGGAACACAGCGTGAATTGGAAATAGGTCCAATGATACGGTTTTTGAAGTTGCACGTAAGAATAAATCCACAGTTCTTCGAAAACTCTTCCATGAAGTTACGAAGTGCTGGTTGTGTCGAGTTTGGATTTAGGTAATCGGCTTCGTCTAGAATAACATACTTACGCATACCAGTGAATGAAATTGATGAAGCGAACCTCATAATTTCATTACGTAGTGTGTCAATATTGCCGTTCAACGAACCATTGATAACGATATAATCAACACCAAGCTCTTCAAGCATAGCACGTGCTACTGTGGTCTTACCACAACCAGCAGGACCAGAAAGAAGAAGGTTTGGAATATTTTTCTGCTCAACAAACGCCTTAAAGGTTTCTTTAAGTTCAGCAGGAAGAATTGTATCGTCAATGGTACGTGGGCGATGCTTCTCTACCCATAAAAATTCTTCTAACATAATATATCCTTCACATAATAAAAAAAGGTTTAAGAAATGTGCTAAAGATATATTCACACTATATCTTTAGCACATTTCTTAAACCAACACAGTAAGATTATTCCTTGAAAAAGCTATCCTTCTCAATAGTAATCCAGTACTCAACATCTTCACCAGAGAAATGTGCAAATCCCTTAGAAGAAATAGCAACATTATAGTCGCCGGGTAGAAGTCTAATGTTTTCTGTAAGAAAAATCAAGCTGAATTCGCTTGTTGTTTCACCGACTTCAACACGAAATGAAGAGTCTGTAGGATTCTTTACGTTCATAGTCTGAAGATAAATCTTCTCACGATTACCAGTGACAGCAATCTGTGGTGAACCAAGTTGTCCCGCTGATTTCATCAAAAGTGCAAGAACATCACCATTAAGCTTGAACTCCACTTCACGTGAAGGAAGATTAATATCCTTATCTGGTGGGATAAGGATCATACTAGGATCAGCATAAATGTAGTTAAACATTCTTGAAACATTACCAATCTGTAGATAAAAATCAGTAGGAGTTAGATCAGGATCATCCAGCATCGATACACAACCAAGAAACTGCGATAGATCATGAATACAGAATGTGGCTTCGACTTCTGTGTCAAGAGTAGCCTTAGCCATAACATTCTTTGATTCTGACATAGTTTTTAGCGTCTTACCCTGCTTGAACTGAATGCCATTGTTGATCGATGAAAAATTACGGATCACCTGTAGGGTCTTTGCACTAAACTTCATAATATATTACCTTTCAAAATTACTTCTTGAACTTCTTAAGCTGATTCGGATCAGCAGTAGCAGATGCACCAATTTGTGCAAGGTCTACAAGCGAACCACCAAAGACCATCATACCTACATGCTGTAGCTGCATCCAAGGGCACAACCAAACCTTCATACCAGCCTTACGTGTCCATTGACAGAACATGTAATCTTCTGATAGATAACGATTGGTGTCTGGACAGATAGGAGTATCAAAGTAAGCCATGATCTGTCTTGAACCATCGAAATGTTCTGTGCGAACATGATCAGGCGTATAAAGCTGTTGTGGATAAACAGCAGCAAACTTTTCAAAAGTCTGACGGCGAATCATCATGAAACCAGTACCAGCCTCAAGAACTTCAACAGGCTCACCTAGTGAAATTGTGCCATTACCTTGAGCAGGATTGAAAACATAATCACCTACATACTTTTCAAGGTTCTGTGGGTTTTCGTCAGCAAATCCCTTATCGACAGCAAGCTTGATCTTTTCCCATGAAATGCACTTCTTAGGATATGGACCAGCAAGAATGTCATAATTATCATCATTCTCATTATCGCTCTGTAATGCAAGTAGAGCGATAACATCCTGTGCATTGAAACCGATATCAGAGTCAACAAACATCATATGTGTATCACCAGAGCGAAGAAATTCATCAGCACAATAGTTACGTGCACGAGTGATAAGAGATTCGTTAAACAAGAAGTAGAAACGAATCTGAATGCCATAATGTGTGCATAGTGCTGAAAGGTCTGCTACTGAACGTGCAAACATTCCTGTACATTGTCCCTTTAATATTTAATACAATTCGCAACATTGTATCCATGGAGCTTTATGTTTCCATAAAGAATAGACTATATCTTCAAACTAATATATTAATTTGTTGGGCGCTTCGGTTATCATTTGCTTATAACCTACTCCATAAAGGATAGTCGTTGAACCTTCTTCTTTTTTAGAAGCTTGGCTGCTGATTGTCCAATTTCTATTACTTTTTAACATTCGCACTCGTCATTTCTAACCATGCTGTAGTGAATAGAACTCTAAGGATTTTCCAGCAATTCACCCAATTTTAATACGGCTGATATTGTTAACCGTACATTGGTGCAGCGAAGAAAAGCTTACGCTCACGTAGCTTTTCAATCGGCACTTTAATTTCAATACCCATAATAATTATTCTCCTTTAATGAAACGACCAGTTTTTGGACATTTTTCTCTATTACCATATTCATAAAATTTAGGACCATCCCCAAAATATCTTCCGATATTCCAATCATTGAAGTTTTTTTCATATTCTTCCTTTGTTACACGTTTATTTTTTCTATTTTTATTGATCCACATTTTATTAATATGATTACCATTTGATTTATAGCAACCATCAAGATGCCTTTGTCTTTTTATAGGATCATCAAATTGTTTTTTATTTGATAAGCTTAATTTTTTCTTTGTTTCTTCTGAATGTTTCTTTCCTTTATGACATTCGGGATTTGAAACAAAAAAATTATCTTTAACAATAGACATATTAATATACAATGAATTTGTATGCACTTTTAATGTTTTTTGTATAAATCTCTCATGACTAAGAGCATCTGATTTATTACTAAAAATTTTTAAAATTTTAATAGAAAAAAGACCTCTATTATTACAAATTTCTTCTTTCCATATATTTTTATATTTTTTAGATGATACTGAACCTAGATATCCATTTTCAATATTTTCAACCTTAGCGTGACCAATGTAAAATGGTGGAAGTTTATTTCCTTTATAAATTGTTATGTAAGTAGCATACATTATTTTATCTCCTATGTATACTACTATTTATAAAAATCTATATTTTAACCACCTTACATTGGTCACACAATATTTATTCTGATAGGTTCATAGCTGCACCAACAGTTGCATATGCAGCAGTTGAGGTGGCCAAATCAGTATACATTGCTGTACGCTGCATTTGATTATTAAGGTCAAAGTTACGCATCTTGGTTGATGCAAGACCAGAACTCTTGGTATAATTGCTTACGTCGAAGTTAGCACCAAGGAAGATGACTTCCCACTTCTTTTCTTCAAGGCTCTTAACCTTTTCCTTGATCTTTTCTTGTGTGTATTCTGTTGAAGTGTTCTCTTCACCGTCAGTAAGGATTACAACAACTGTGCGGTCAGAATTCTTATCAAGTGCAAGGTTCATAACATGACCGGCAGCATCATATAGAGGAGTGCCACCAGCAGGGCTTAGAGTGGTAGGATTGATAGGTTCAAAATATGCAATGTCAGCAGCTTCTGCTAGTGGTACTAGGCGAACACTTGACTGTGTTCCAACAAAACCGCCAGCACTAGATGCACCACCAAGCATGTTATTGCTATCGAAAGCAATGATAGTAATATTACCGCTAATCTTTTCCTTCTGAAGACCCTTAACATATTCGTTAAGAGAGTCAACAGCATTTGTCCACTTTTCACCAGTCATAGAACCTGAACGGTCTAGAGCTACGAAAACTGAAAGGTCTTTATTCTTTGTCATAATTAATCCTTTGTTTTTGGATGTTCAAGATCATGAACATGTAGTTGAATGATTGCGTAATGGATAACTTTCATAAGGTCTTTGCGCCATTCAGTTGCATCGCCCTTCTTACCATAACGCTGAGTATACTTCTGCATGTTGCCAATACAGAAGCCAGTTCCATGACCACTATCAATGATAAATTCAGTCGCCTGAAATCTGTTTTGTGAATAATGCTGACCATAAGTAGCATCAATATAATCTGAAATTTCCTTCAGAGTTGTTCCTTCATTGTACTTGTATTCAATATTTTTCATATTATAGACCGCCTATTTGGTTCATGAGAATGCGTGTTTCGTTTGAAATTTTTGGTACCGTGATACCTTTCTTCGCATTCTTCTTGGCTTGTTCAAGATGAATTAAATTAGCCCTCTTGGTATACACTATTCCATTAAGATGGTCAAGCTCATGTTGAAAAACACGTGCGGTCATACCACTAAACTTTTCGGTAATAATATTACCGTTAGGCTCAGTGTAACGAACACGGATTTCTTGAGGACGTTTAATCTTGACGAAAAGATTTGGATATGAGAGACACCCTTCTTCAAGAACAATCTGTTCATCAGATTCTGATAGAAGGATAGAATTGAAACAGACAATGATCTTTTCTGCCATCATCGCAAATACACGATATGGAAGACCAATCTGGTTAGCAGAAATACCAATACCACCCTTGGCTAGCATTGTTTCTGCTAGATCATGAGCAAGTTGAATTGGGTCTGTTGGGGGGTTTTGAAAATCAAACTTATCCAACTCTGTCTTGAGAATTGGATGATGTTTGTCCACTAGATCATGGATCATTATATACTCCTGTCAAAACTTCATTATATATCGCTACTACTATTTATACGACCAATAGTAGTAGCGACAGATTATTTTTTCTTAATTGCAGTAAAATATGGTGTCCATTCACGATGAACTGTGAATACACCTAGCAACTCAGGCTCATCTTCTGGTTCATCACGCTTCCAAAGATAAAATTCTAGCTCTGTGGCGCTATCCCAATTGCCGTTATCTTCATACTCTTTGGCACAATCTTCTATGACATTAGAGTAATCTTCATAATCATATTGATGGTTCCATTCGAAATAATCATCGAATACAGGATCATCTACTGTGTAGTAAAACTTTCTCACTTGGCAAACTCCAATGATAGAATGCAGTAATTTTTATCAAGCACAGTACTTGAAAATGCACATGGGGTATCACGTGATGTGATGTATGTAATTTTCATGCGTAAAACTTCACCAGTATATCCACCCTTGAAAGGATCATACTCTTCTAGAAAAAGCTCATCACCAACCTTATAATCACGATCAATCATATCACGCATATCGTGCTTCTTTTCGCCTCTCTTAAATGCCTGAAAGAAAGGAACCCAACTTTTTACTCTATGCAAAGCCATTGTCATCATCCTCTGGTAGATAATCTTCATATTCATCTTCGATATAATCTTCTTCAATATATTCGAGAGGATTAAAACCATTGATAGTTGGGTTTCCGCCAGTAACTTCTACTAGCCATTCGACCTTATGTTGATCATCAGAAACCAAAGTGATATGATCTTTAAGAACAGTTCCACTGATTTCAGAATGCTTACCAAGCACTTCTCCAAAGTAAGCTTCTCTACCAATAGAAGCCGCTACTTCTTCAGGTGTTGCAACAAACAACCCGTCTAAGCTACCCATGCGGCCACAATCCCAATAAAAATTATATAGATTTTTCATAATAACATCCTTTACCATACTATCCTACTAAAGTTTTTGACTTTCTTGAACTTAATCTCGTGATCGAAACGATCCTTGACACGGCTATTATGTGAGATAACAAATACGTTAGAGCCTTCCTGTTTATTCAGGATTTCAAACAACGCATCTTCTGCTTCGTCATCAGCAGGACCATCACACACTTCATCTAGGATCAACAAATTTGTTGCCACTGAATTGCGTAGTCTTGCTACTTCACGCCATGTAAACATTAGCGCCAAATCGATGCGAAACTTCTCACCTTCAGAGAACGACTCGTATGAGAAGGTATCTCTAAAACGGGACTTTAACACTTCATTGAACTCTTCGTCAAGGTTAAACTCACACAAAAAGTCCATATCGGCAAGATATTTGTTGATCGTCTTGTTAATCACAGGAATATATTGCTGTACGATCTTGGTCTTGATACCACTGTCCTTAAGGAAAACAGCAGATACGTCAAGGATTTCTTTATGCTTTTTTAACTTAGAAAATTCATCCTTATGGCCGACCAATTCGATCTTAGCATTCTCATAGTCGCCGTTATCCTCAATGGTGTTGGCTGCATTACGTAAAGAAACAATCTCTTTGTTCAACTCAGCAATACTACGATTGTGGAGTGTGATCTTTGTGTTATTTTCTTGAATAGAACGATTGAACATGGTTATCTGTGTGTTAGTCGTTTCAATCTGCTTGATACGATCATTCACATCCTTAAGCTTTTGCTGTAGGTCAGACACACCACCAGTGATTTCTTCAAGCTTACCACTACGCTTTTCGACTACACCACCCTTATACTCAGGATCGATATCCTGCTTACACGTAGGACATTCATCATGATTGTTAAAGAATTCAATTTCTTTCTTGAGCGCACGAATGCGTTCATTCAAAGCAGAACCCATTTCAATGATCTTGTTCTTACGAGTATTTACCTTACTCTCATCAGTAATCTGTTCTAGCAATTCATCAACTTGTGATTGATAACCAGAAATACCAACATTCAACAGGCAACAATCTGCTTCAAGCTCTTGTACCTTGAATTCCTTCTGTGCGATCAGTTCTTCATTGTTTGCCTTGAGCGAATTAATGTGCTTCTTATGAAGATCAATACGTTGCTCACATAGCTCAATAGCATACTCAGCATCTTTAAGCTTGGCTTTGTTTTCTGAGATTCGTGACTTCAGCAGACCATTCATAACAGAAAAGATTTGAATGTCAAGATAATCTTCCACAATCTTACGGCGATCAGGAGTTGTCAGACGCATGAAAGGAATATAATTAGCAGAACCAAGTACCACTACCTGAGTGAAGGTCTTATGGTTCATCTTGATATGATTCTTTTCGAAGTTCTCTTGATCTTCTCTGGCACCTTCTTTGTCCAGCAGCTTACCGTTGCATGTGATATCAAACACATTAGGCTTCATACCACGACGAATCTGATACTCTGTGCCATTGATAGACATGTCAAGCTCTACCACCAAACCCTTATTGGTGATGGTGTTCATTAACTGCTTGAGAGTAATGTTACGGAAAGGTTTATTGAAAAGAACATAGCAAAGTGCATCAAGAATAGTAGACTTACCGCTACCATTTTTGCCAGAGATGAGTGTTAGGTCATTACGAATTAGGTCAATCTCAGTAAACTGATTGCCAGACGACAGAAAGTTTTGATATCGTAGTTTTTTAAAGATTAACATCAATCATCCCATATACAAAGCTTCAGTGTACAATCCTGTAAGGAATTCGTCAAGCTCTACCTTATCAACTGTAACATCTGAAGAATTAATCACTTTACGTAGAATAGCTAATGTGCTCTCAGCATCAACCATATCTTCTTCTTCGTCCATATTGAGAATAGTTTTTTGCTCAATAATATTAAACTTGAATGGATTTTGCTCTTCGATCTTGTGAACAAATTGCTCATATTTTGTCTCGTTGTCCTTACGTTCAACGACAAGCTTGATCACCGTACCAGCTAATTCTTCAAAGTCAATATCCATATCCTTACTATCATCATATGTGATGATGTGAAACATATGATATGGATTTGGAATGAAGGTCATTTCAAGAGTGTCTGTATCAAACACGTGAAATCCCTTTTGATCTTCGTAATCAGCCCATGTCATCTCATATGGAGTACCAAGATATGTGATGTTGCCCTTTGAAGAACGATGATGATAGTGCCCTGAATATACAGCACGGAACTTGTTAAAGATGTTGCTGTCCATACCTTTTTTGATAACAGAGCCACGATGCATCTCAAAGCCAGCCAATTCTAGATGACCAAAAACAATACTTTTAGGATCGGCTAAATCAATCATCTTCATACACTGATCATAATTCTCATCACAAATCCATGGAAGAATTAATACAGGGAGGTCTTCAAACGCCCATAAGGTAGGTGTAGAGAATGTACAGATTTTATTATACCCATAGAGAAGGCTCTCTTGAGTATTAATCTTGATGCTATTTTTGTGGAAACTATCATGATTGCCTACAAATGTAAATAGAGTAATATCTCTATCATCCATTACATCAAAGAAATATTTTTTAGCTAGTGTAAGGGACTTCAGGTTGATTTGTTTCTTGTTATCAAACAGGTCGCCAACCTGAAGTACCTTATCAATACAGTTATCTTCCAGATATGGAAAAAACACTTCAGAATAGAACTTCTTCATATGAGCATGAAAATGCTCAGAATCACCTCTTACGCCAAAGTGAGCATCCCCTAATACTGCAATTTTCATAATTTATCTTCTTTGTTTGTCTTGCTCTTTCTTCCAAGAGGCAAGTGCCTGTTCACAAAATTCTTTAGTCACTTCTAGTACTTGTGCCGTATTAAACTTTTCATTCTGTGAAGTACGGCTATCTTTCAATGTTTCACCCATCTGTTGAATATGGCGTGGAACGGAATTAAATCGACTCATTTTCATCTCCAAAAAATTGCTCTAGTCCCTTCTTTTTTGTGGACTTTGATGTTGTTTTTGCTTCATACTTTTCAGACAGAACGGATAACTTATCCATATCCATCGATACCATGAAAGCATTAAAATGGCTTTGATCGTCAGGAGACATTTCTACCAGCGTATTCATAACGACAGAATTTTCCATCGATTTATATCTGATATACGACTGTTTTTTCTCTCTGTCAATACGCCTTAAAAATGCATAGTACATTATCTGCGTAAAATATGCAAACGGATTTGTTGACTTATCAGGGTCAAAATTATGTAAATATCTAAAACAATTTTCGATTGCATCTCCTATCATATCTTCACGATAGGAATAACCGATAAAGTTTCTGTTAGTTGAAAGACGATTGGCGATCAACCATATACATTTTCCAATATAGTCATTCGCTCTAGGAGGTTCAAGACCCTTTTCCTTGGCTTCTCTATATTGGTTGGTATATTTTATCATCTCAGCATATAATCTTTTGTTATCTACATAATGATTATCTTCATTTGTGGCCATATTATTTCCTTAGTTAACTGTACCGTTTCCGGGATTAGCGTTGCGGATACGAAGTTCTCTAAGAACCTTTTCAATACTTGATTCTGCCATTGCTTCTTCAAGTTGCTCAGTGGCTTCTTTGATTTGTCTTTCGATCTTCTTTTTGGTATATTTCTTAGCAAAAATAATTGCTTTTTTGTAATACTCTATCATAATCTTAGATGCTGGGTAGTATGTGATAATTGCCGTATTTGGGATTGACAATAGATTATCATCAGATAGCAGCATAGTATCACGCAATTTCATGGTAACACCGCCATATTCATCATAACCATCAACGATTGACATTGGACAAGCGATGTTATAGAATTCCATGTCTTTATCTGGTGTTTCATCATCGTCATCGAATGCGCCAATTATCTCTTCCCCAGAGATAAGTTTAAACACATAAATCATTTCAATTTTACCTTATAAATTTTGTAATCGAATTTTTCTTGGTCATAGATATTGACACGCTCTTCAAAATGTTTTAGAGCAAAATTCTTATTTGCTCCTTTTGAAAGATTATCAACGATATCGTAAAGGTACGCTTCGTCTTTATCTTTATGCTGTCTCAACATACGTCCAATGGACTGTAGTACTTTGATCTTAGACTTTAGAGGTCCAGCGGCGATCATATGGTGCAATTTCTTAATGGAGACTCCGGTACTTGTAGTACCGAGTGATGCAATAAGAATTGCGTTTTCTTCGTCTTCCATTGCCTTACGGATAGCTTCTCTATCCTTTACACCCCCATCGATATAGAAGGCGTTGCTTTGGTCTTTTAGTGCTTCATGAAGAATTTTTCCATGATCCACTAGACGAAAGAACAGTAATTTATTACCCTTGAGAGATAGTGCCAAGTTTTTAATAAAATTGGTTCTCTTTTGGTAATTGATCAAGAATTCCACTTCTTCTGCGTATGTCTTTTTCCTGTTCTTTTGTGCTACAGGATCGAAGATAGGTTTATGAAATTGTTTGATAACATCATCGGGATATTCAAGAACAATACATTTTATTTTAATGTCTGCTGCATGTCCATCATCAATCAATTCTCTGGTTGTTGTGGTAGTATGTGGAGGACCAAACAATCCTTCAATCGTGGCTTTGTTTAGTTCGATGTTATCCAGCGTACCAGTTGTGCCAAATCTGTATGGTGTGTTTTCCATAGCAGAAAGAATTTTTATGAGAGAGGTTGCTTTACAACCATGGGCCTCATCACCTATGACAACTTTAAATTGGTCATACCATGGCTTAGGCATAGTCGATTTACCGTTTTCAAGCGACTGCCATGTTGTGATAACAATATCAGCATCAATATTGTTGGTCTTTTCTAGACCACCAATAGATGTAGCAATTTTTCCTTTGAAACCGTATGAACGGATATCATCTTCAAACTGTGATACTAGTCCAGTTGAAGGAACAATTATAAGAGTTTTTTCTCTATACCATGTAGCAATCAAGTATATCATGAATGACTTGCCTGATGCTGTTGGTGATAGTAGAGTTCTTCTGCGTGTCCTTAAACACTTTACAACAGCCTCAACCTGATAGTCTCTTGTTTCAAGCCATTCAGGGAGTTCTAATGTCTTAATGTGTTCTAATACTTCATTAACAGAAACGTTATCGTATGTCAACTCTTTATCAAAAGAAAAACTATAGCCGATACTATCACAATACTTTTTGATACGAAGAGCAAGACCAGCGTAGACAATACCAGTGAGTGTATTTACTAATTTTATCTTCCCGTCCCAAAATTTACTCTTGTATTTTGGGTGGTACTTATAATTCTCTGCAAAGAATGTAAGCTTATCAGAAAGCTCCATTAATATACCGGGATCGGCTCTTACTCTACAATGAACGTCATTTATGTATTCAAGATGTACATCACTCATTAGCCACCACTTGTATATTTGATCCAATCAATTGCGTTTTTGATTTGAAAGCCACGATTAGATAGGTTTTTGATAATAGATTCGAGTAGAGAAACTTTTTCGTGTTGAATGCCAATCTTTAGTGTTAGCTGAACAACATCATTATCGGCATCAATATACTGTTGAACATCGGCACGAATAATCTTGCCGATTGAAGGAAGCTCCCAACCCTTTTCTTGCGTTTCGTTTGTTGGTCCTTGAGTGTAGAATTCATATTTTTCTAACTTAAGAACCTTTAGATCAGAATCAAACTTACGAAGAATGATCTTCTCGTTAGTATATATCTCCATGTATTTCTGATGGAGTGATGAAATCTTCAGCGATTCTTCGCCAAGGTCCATACGGTCAATCTTGCTGTCTTCAGCCCAAAGTGCATAAATCGAATCGAGTTTCATAATACATCCTTAATTTCATCTCAGTAATTGAGATGATCATACCATTGTTTGATTTAGCTGTCAAGACAAAACATCAAAATAATATCGATTAAATCTAAAACCTACAGTTGATGTTGCGTATGTAATTTCTGGTAAAGTGCTATCAAATTCGATAGGAGACAGAGAGGTTGGAAATACGTCTGTAAACCTTACATGGATTTGTGGTTGTAGGTTATTATTAAGGATATACACAGAGCAATCAGATTTTATATTTTTGTATTGTTCAAGATTGTCTGGGTGTCCAATCTTGGTCATCCAGTTAAAAATTTCAAGATAATCGGCCATTTTTTCTCCAACCATAAACTTGATTGTAAGCTCATCATATGTTATGTTGCCACCATTAAAATATGGAACGAACGGAGTCGGGGTTGAGATTGCTCCAAGATTGATACCGGGAATGGTTACAACCTGTGCACGATATTCCAACTCTGGTGTGATACTCAGTTTGAATCTGAAATTCAGTTGAGATAAATTATTTTGATCTGGTGTGAACATTTTTGTATTTTTCCTCTTGACTCATCAGTTCTGTTTTGTTATAATACGTATGTCGATATGAAATATTATATAGTATTTATAGAGAAGGTATGAAAGATG